GTTGTCATTCTTGGAACACTCCGAGATAGTCGTCCTCTTCGTCAACATACGCTACCGTCGGGTCCTCGACGTCTTCCGGGTCTGGCAGTTCGTCAAGGGTTTCGACTTCGATCAGGTCGATGTCTGTCTCGGCATCGCCCCCGCCGATCTCGTCAGAGCCGGTCAGCACACCTCCTTCGTTGACCAGCGCCTCACCGTCTTCAAGCGTGCCGACGTCGAACTCTGTGACGCCTTCGTCTTTTGTGACGAACTCCTTAGAGTGGGCCTCGTTGGCGTGCTCTTCGGGTGGTTGCGCATCGCCATCGACGGCGAAGGTCTCCGAGTGAGCGTCGTTGTTGTGTTCTTCCGGGGGCTGCGGTTCATCGTGAACCTCTGTTTCGCGGTGTGTTTCGATATCGCTCACACCGGCGACACTATCCTCACCCTCAATGCCGTGCACGTCGGTCGTGCTGTCTTCGTGTGCCGTCAACGAGGCATCCGCGCCGGTCTGCTCTTCGGTGACGTTGTGCGGGTTGGTATCGTCCTCAATATGGGTGTCGAGGTCGTCTTCGACGCTGTCCAACCACGCGAACAGTGTTTCGATATCGTTGGTGACCGACCACATCGCCCAGTTGTCGTACTCAGCGATGGGTTGTTCGCCGCCCTCATACGTCTCTTCGCCAGGGTCTGGTTCGACGCCTTCGTCTCCCCAAACGCGAGATTTTCGTGTTTTTGTCATGCTTGATTAATTCAGCAGCGAGGCGTAGCTACCGCCGGTCGTGTCGTCGGTGAGTGTGCCGTACCCCCGGTCTTCGTCCACCGGATCAGTACCGAGCGCGGCGTGCTCGAACGCTCCCACAGCGAACGGCTCCAGGCGTACGCCGCTTGCAGCCAGCGCCTCGGCCTCGTCGACCAACTGCTCGACAGTGAGGTCGGCGTCATCGACCGCCTGTTCCGGGACGCCCAAGTCAGCCGTCGCTGGACCCACAGCATTCTCGATAGCGATGTCTTCGACCTCAACGCCGAGCAAAACGCCGACTGTCTCTCGAATGTCGCGGATCGAGGCCGTCGACAGCTGCTGTCGCAGCGCGATCTGGACACGCACCCGAAAGAGGCTCACACTCTCGTTGGTCCGCCGCTCGACGCCGAACAACTCTGCCAACCGTTCGAGCGAGGCCGCGTCGGCGTCGGTGACGAACTTCGAGAGTCGGATCTGCTGGCGGACCGCTTCGAGTTCTTCGAACTCGTCAGCAAAACCGTCGATCAGTGCTTTCCACACGTCGCCGTCGGTCTCATATGGCGACTTGATCGAGTCCGCCAACCGCTCGCGAGCATCGCCGTTAATCGGCACTGATGCTCACCTCGTCAATCTCGGTCGTGGCAACCTCTTCGTCGCCAATCTCGATGTTGCCCGTTCCAAGCGCCTCGCCCACCTTTCCGATCTGGACGTCGGCCTCAACCACACCCCGCTCTTCGAGCACGCGGCGTTTGACCTGGTCGCGGATGACTGTCTCGCCCAGACCGAGCCCACTGTTGACGACGCCGTCGTTGTCTTCGCCGCCGATGTAGCGGATGATGCGGTCTTGGATGGACTCCTCGCCGTCAGATGGGAACGTATCGGAGACAGTCAACGCGGCCTCAACAGCGACGTCGGCCTCAGCTGCACGGTCGAACGACTCGATACTCGACAGGCCGGCATCCGATGCCTCACCAGTTTCATCGCCGAACGACTCAAGACCAGCTGCACGCGACTCGAAGATTGCCTGCGCGATCGTGTCGTCGCCGACCGCCGGCGCAAGGACAGTCACGCGGACGCCGAACTCACCTTCGTCAGCCTCTCTCACCTCTTCGACGTTGACCGACTCGATACGGTCATCGGCCGCGAAGACGTTGGCCTCAATAGCGGCCAATGTCGCTGCGCCTGCTGCGCCGATTTCGTTCTGGTAGCGAAGCTTAAATTCGGGGTCTGTCTCACGATCTCTCCCGACTTGGAAACCTTCGTCGGGGTCACCGGTTGGGAGTGGGTTAGTCACTTCGCTGACGCCCGCAACCGGGCTGTCAAACTCGGTGATCGTGTTCGCAGCCACGTTACTTTCATCACCGAGCCACTCCTCGTCGACGTCCGTTTGCCACGGTTTGAGCGTCTCAATCTCTGCAGTGACGGTAGTGTCGCCCTCGTCGAGCGTGACCGGATCCTTTGTCTCGAACGGAATCGACGGCCTGGTTTCGGTCGCCTCTGTTCTGACGATAGTCCCAGCGGTGATTTGGATGTCGTCACTCGCCGGGTCGTCGCGAGAGAACTCCACTTCGCCGGTTGCCGACCGCTGTGGCAGCCGGCTGAACCCGGCCAGTGCGAGCTGCTTGTCGAGAGCCTCGCCACTGGCGTCCTCGAAGAACGTGTCAAAGTATAGTTCCTCGGAGGCCTGCCACTGCAGTGCCAACTCGACAGCGACCGAGTCGACAACCTGCTTGAGCGGCGAAGATTGCCGCAGTTCGATGTCTTCGCCCAGACCGTTCTTGAGCGACCGCTCTAAATCATCGATGATATCATCGACGTTTTTGCGGCTGAACGAGCCGTCGTCTTGAATACCGGTGTCTGTCATAGTCGTACCTGTGTGGTCATATCGATCACGTCATTCTCAAGCTCGACAGTGACGGATATCTCGCGCCGTCGGTTGCGGTCGGCATCGCCGATCTCAACCTCATCGACACGCTCGACGCGCTCGTCACGCTCCAGCGCAACACGGATCTCCCGCTCGATAATCGGGAGTGACGCGCCGCCTGCCGTGACGGCGTCGAACCCGTGGTTTTCGTCGATGACATCCTCGCCGGCGATCGTCTCCAGCGTTGTTTTCAGTTCTTGACGAACCGCCTCGACGCCGTCGATAAAAACAAGCCGGCCACCTTCGACGGCCAAATCGCCACCGTCGCGCTTGAGTGTCTTTCCGCCTTTGGTCATGGGTTTGGTTCCTCTGTGGTTCCGTCGCCGCCGTCGTCGGTCCAGGAGTAGTCGTGTGTGTGTTCGGTGATCGCGATCCCGTCGACGAACAGTTCGGGGGCGATATGGACGCCCTCGTCATCAAGGCGCAACTCGGTTCCCGATTCGTGGACCACCGCCAGCTCGCCGCGGTCGTGTTCAGGGACAGAGTCCTCGTCAAGCCAAAGCATGGGCATCAACACCGCCGACTCAAGCTCGAAGCGGAGCTCGGAGTCGGAGTCTTGCTCGCCGCGTTGCTGGATCTGCTTGTCGAGTGGCTCCTTCGCGTGGAGCAACAGCCCCTCGTCCCCCTCTTCGACCGGCACGACGACACCGGCACCGTCCCGGGCCCAGATCGACGCAACCGGGACGTTATCGATCAGGATACGGTTCGACCGCTTGAGCGAAACCGTCGCTCGGCGTTGATCGTCGACAGACTGGACTCTCGCGAACGTTATCGTCTCGATCCCACGGAGTTCGCTCTTCACGAACTCGCGCATCGTGGCTACTTCGTCGGGCATTATTGAATGGAGTAATCAGCATCGACGGGCGTCAGCACGCCCGATATTTCATGCTCACCGCTGAGCGTTGACGACCGCATCTCAAACTGCGAGACACGGTACGCGCCGCTGAACCCTTCGACATCGACAGACAACACAGTGCCTTTACCGATCCGGGGGTCAAGAGCGGCGTCGAACTCCAGCTGACCTTCGACGTCGTCGTCGACATCGCTCGCCTCACCGATCGAGGCCAACATACCGCCGTAGCTGAGTTGCGGCGCGCTTGATGCTTCGCCCGACCGGGGTTGAAAGATGATCTGGCCGCGGGAAGCGTACCACTCATATTCAGACGCGGTCAGGTCCGCAGCCTGTTGGATGAGGTCGTCGAGCCACTGGGCTATCTGCCGATCCGGCGTGACTGCGTACGTCCCCTGGATGGGCGGGCCGTCGTAGCTCGTTTGAGCCGACAGCCCGACCTCGGACACCAACGACGCCGCGATGTCAGCGGGTGTCTCGTCTTCGAATGTTTCAGGTTCGGCTCCGACCTTTGTCGCGGCTTCGGTCTCATCAAGGCCGGCGATAGTGTGCTCGACG